CTCGCTTTCGGTCGAGAGCCAGACACGCTGATTCCAGATGGCCACAGAGCGCGGTATGTCCGGCGGCTTGTCGCGCCCCAGGCGAAACGTCTCTGCGCCAAAGAGCCACCCGTCTGGGGTGTTGTCCACCAGCGTGTCCACTGCGGCATCTGTATAGGCTATGTAAGGGTTTGAGATAGCACGAACATGGGGGTCTACCCCTGTTGCCGCATTGCCCCCCATAGCAAAAGTGCTAGACGAGAACGGCACGATTGCAACAAGGCGACCAATGGGCTGGGCTCCAGAGCTATCTTCGACGAGTCCACCCCCAAAACGGTAGATAGCTCTATGCGTCGCGCTGGGATTCTTCTTGGCGGGGAGTCGGAGCAGCGCTCGCCGCTGTTGGTAGCCGGGGAGTATCTCCCCGCTGGGCTTGCTCCCCTCACTCTCGATTGTATTGAGCACCGAAGCGTCGCCTGCTGAATCAATCTCCACCACTCGATACCAGTAGCGCCGCCCTGTGGCCAGGTTGCCCGGGGAGCGTAGCGCTCCTACCGTGCAGACTGTCGCAGTCCCCGCTTCTTGTAGGTTCTCGATGAGCACATCCTCACGAATCTCAAAGATCACCCGATCCACCGCCGTGAGATTCTTTTGAAGGTCGCGTAGATCCGCCAGCCCCCAGCCCTCTTCCAGTGTGGTGTCGAGGGTTTGCGTCCAGTAGATTGTCCCACCAGAGCGCAACCCTAGCCGCACCAGAAGGCCGCTTACACCCGCACCCGTTGTCAGCTCCAGCGCGAGGGTATCGGTGCCCGACCAGTCCACCGCCGTGATGTCGCTAAATGCCTGAAGTCCTGCCGTCAGGAGTCGTCCCGGAGGAGCCTGCGCGGGGTCGCTCTGCCCTCCTACGGCACCGCTCGGTGTCAGAGCAGAGCCAGAACCCGCCCAGACCTGGACACTGCCCTGACGAATCGCAATAAGATCGGGGGTTGTCTTAACGATCTCCAGCTCCATGCGCGGGACAAAGAGCGCCACACGGTTGACATCTGCCCCTTGGTTGCTATTGAGCGCGACAGGTTGAGTAAAGCCCACTCGGATCGAACGAGGGACTATGGAAAGTCCCCGAATATCCACAAGCTGGCGCACTTGGGTCGAAGCATCGTTTTTCAGAAACGGCGAGCGCCAGGTCTTTGTGCCGCCAGCGATAGGTGTAGAACCGCCCGTGTCCGAGTAGGCCACCACATCCGCATCCACCACCATCGAGTTACTTGTCGCGTCTTCCGCAGCGGCTTCATAGGAAAGCACTGCCACACGGGCATAGCCAGAGGTGTTTCCGGCATTAAGAAGCAGCGGGCCAGAGCGTACCGAGTCTCCCGAGCCTGTGTCCGAATCAAGCTCCACCGCATTTGCCCCGTTACCATCCTGGACATTAGGAGAGTAGGCCGGAGATCCAGCACGGGTAGACCAGAGCGCCGTCCCCGTGAGGTTCGACCCGTCCCAGAAGTTACTATCGGACTGAGTGATAGAGCTCATCGGGGCGAGCGTGTCACCCGCTCCCGATGTACTTGGAGTGGTAATTGCGCCTGTGATGAAGTTTTGACTCCATGTCAGCAAGCCCGGTGAGCTGATTAGGGTCTGGTGGGACAGCTCCAAGAGTGGCTGATCTGGCGCATCGAGCCCAGCTAGGCTCCCAATAGCGGTTCCATTGAAAAAGCGGGGGCCATTTACCCCATCCACAATCCAGAACATCCCAAAGCCTTGCGCTGCTTGTACATCACCCGGTGTGACCGTAATAGAAGTCTGGCCTGTCGGTAGACTCGTAGAGTTTGCCGCCCATGCCCACTTGCGTATCTTTCCATTTGCTGCCACCAGGAGGTAGTCTCCCGCGCCATCGCTAGCAGAACCCAGCACGTAGACTGCTGTGGGGAGCACCGATGCAAGCTGGTTTACAATCCCTGGGCGCAAACGAATCTCCCCTCCTTCGACGATCACATGATCTGCGCGAGAGAGATAACCCTCAGGAAGTAGCTCCGGGGCAATTGACTCATTGATTCCTTTAAACCCGGTCTCACTGATGCGGATGTCAGGCATCGCGGCGTGTCCTCCGTGGCACAGGAGCGCCACGCCACTCTGCTTCCCAGATAGGCAACACTGCCGCCAGAGCTGTCTCCGCACCATTTTGCTTGGTGAGCATCGCGCAGGCATATGCGATAAGGCGGGGGGCGATCTCTACCGGCAAGTCGGCAAAGGAGCCACCTGCGATACCTGGGCGGGGGAAGACAACGCCCTCTAGCACCAGTGTGCCCGGTGTAAGGGGGCGAGGACCAAGGAGCACACCGTCGGCCTCTTGGTACACGCGCTCGGGAATGGCTTTATCCTCGACCAGTATCATGGGGTGGTGAACCTCGTACCATTTTCTGTCGCAGTACTGCACCGGAGTCGAAACCACGGGGTCGCCTTGGCTCCAGCTCCCTTGCCGCACAGTGAACATCCTTTGGTTTGCTACAGACATGCTCAATCCGGTGAACAAAACCTTCACCGTACCACCTGCGACATCGGACTTCGTTCCCTTGCCAAAGGTCTGGATCACGCCCAGCTCTGTGAGCCGTTCCTGCCCTTCGTTAAGAAAAATTAGAATCTGCTCTGCCGTTGAAATCTCAGGACTGATCGCCGGGCCTCCATCTGCGGGAAGCTCCGCCACTTGCGAACCCTCCGCTTCGGCGAGCCGCGACAGCACCTGCGCAATTGCATCATCAACAACGTACGGCATTAGCTCCACTCTTTCCGTAGGCGAGAGTAGGAATCTCCCGCCAGACGATTGACTATCCCCTGTGCCTCGCGGGCTCTGGGTGTGATCATTCCGAGACGCTGGCCGTCGCCGGTTTGGATGCACCTCAGCTCAGCAGCCTTGTAGGTAACCGCGTCTACAGCCCACTGCGCCAGGGGGAACTCGTCACTAGGGCCAGGAGCCGTCTTTGTCGTGTCCCAGAGCCTTCCAGGCACAGCAAAGCCCCGCACAGTTACAGCCGCTGCCTTGAGATAGTTAGGGCGAGGGTGAAGATACAGAATGGGGCGCGCAAAAGCAACATAGCGCGGCGTGCCCAGTTCAGGCGCGGTCTTCCAGTTTGGGAGCACTCGATCTAGATAGGCCGCAGTGACCAGCCCAACCCCTTCGCGTAGCAACGTCTTTTGTCCCGTAGAGGAAAGCACCTCTACTACCTTGGGCTTGTAGAGATTATCCGGGAGGCACACCTCAGAGACGGGGGTGGTAGTTCCGTCGATATCCAAAGAAAAATAGGTGTACCAGGCATCTGCTTCTCGTGCGACCTGGTCGGTCGCATCTATCACTGTTTCACGTAGCCAAATAGGTTCACCGAAAAAGGGGGAGTCAGCCGACTCCCCCAGTAGCAAACCAACGCGGCGCTCAAGTTCCCAGCGCTTCATTGTTAAGCCTTTCTAAGCGTACCGGGTCTGGCTCCAGTTGCATTCCCACTTAAAATCCGTCGTATTAGCGCTGGCCTCGATCTTGCACCGAAACTCTTGAAATCGAGAGTTGATCGGGGCGGCGAGCTGGACATTCTGCTCTGTCGTGGTCACGGTAATTACGTCGTCTGAGTACGACACGGGGTTCCATGTGCCTCCCGTCAAACGCCCCTCTACAAGAAGCCGAAGGGTGGCAGTAGACGTGCTTGTCTTGAGAGATCGTAGGACAGCGCGGGCATAGCCGCCCATGATGTCGGCTCCCTCAGTAAGCGTCACCACGCTATCGCCCGTATACGTCGCTGCCCCGTCTTGCAGAGTCTCAGCGTCCGCATGGAAAACTAATGTTGCATCAACCATCTTCTGTAAATCCTCCAGGGCAAAAGCCATCCCTTGCCCCACTATCGCTAAGCTAGCTGTTGGTGCCCTGAATCCCGGTCAGGCGGGCAAACGCACGCTCTTTTTTGGCGAGGCGACCCATTCCCCATTCAATGTGCGCCATTTTCTTAGAACCGATCTGGCCCTGCATCTCAGGCACGAGGGTCTGAGGTTGAAACACATCTAGCGCCTCGGGATCGGTGTTGGTGATGTATGCCGATGTGTAGACCGTACCACCTGACGCGCCTGTGACTGTCTCCGTTGCAGAGATCACAGGGGTGGAGCCGTCCGCTTTCCATCCAACTTTCTGCACAATCGCTTTTTTGTACTTGAGCATGTCGTTGCCAAACTGGTCTTTTTCAATAGAGAACATTCGCCCCATTTGGAGCGCCGTTACCCAGTTAGTAACGAGCTGGTAATCCATTGAGATAACGCAGTTTTGTCCCTCGCGGCTACCCATCCAGAAAAGCTTTTTGTCGATCTCGCCGCACAAAATAAGTGCGGCGTTTGCACTAAGCCCGCCCGTGGACAGGTTGATCGTGGGGGTCTGGGACTTAGAGTTTGGATCGAGCTTGTACTGCGTGGGGTTGTCCAGCATGGTCTTTAGACCAGCAGGGCAGTCCTCGTACGAGACAAGCGCGGGGTTGGCATTAAACCAAACGTCCTCAATCTCGAAGTCCAGCGCGGTCTGCCACATGGAGAACTGCTCCGCCACGGGGTCGGTGATGAGCTTGCCTGCCTTGTAGGCACGAAGCTCGGCGACATCGAACTCCAGATCATTGGCAATGATGTGAAGCTCTGCTTCAACGGCGCGAGTTTTACCCTTGGTGGCTTCCGATTGCTCATTAAGCTTACGCCAACCGATAGGGGGCAGTCCCGCATGGGTGAGCTGTCGCCCTTGCACCTTCAAGCTCGGATCTGTCCGAAACTTGAAGTACTTAATCATCATGTCTCCCGCATAGATGCTTTTAGCGAGCTTCATCGCCATGGCACTATTAGAGAGTTTCGCCCAGTCGTAAAGCGACATGGGAGTCCTAAAATCAACTACCGACATACTACTCTGCTCCTTCCGCGCCGAAAGCGCGTTGCAAGTTCCTCTACAGCCCTAGGAGACTCCCCCAGTCGCTGTCCTCGTCGAGCACCTTCCCACCACTCAGGCGGGAAGAGCTTCCACCGGCAGGGACGAACGCGCCCCCATCCTCGGTTTTTGCGGCCACGTACTTGGCTACTGCCTCGTCCGTGAGCTTCTTAGCGGTCGCGCTCTGGCGGGCCGCGATTGTGCGCAGCGCGTTGGGCTCGATCCCCTGACCTGAGAGCAGCTTGAGCGTCTCCACGTCAGCACCAGGAAACTCACTGGTCACTTGAGTGAAGAACGCATCGAGCTGTGCAGCCCGCGCCACTTGCTGGGCCTGCGTCTGGGCTTGCTCGCGCTCCATGCGGGCCGTGGTGGCCTCGACACGCGCTTCGAGCAGCTCGTTGGCGGCTTCCGTGCTCAGCTCGCCCGCCTCGATCCGTGCGCCCAGTTGCTGGCGATACGGCTCAATGGCCTGAGCGACTTGCTGAGAAAGCGCCGCCTCACGCGCATCTGCCAGGATCTGGGCACGCTCTTCCGGGCTGGCCTGAGAGAGCATCTGCAGGAGCTCGTCTTGACCCATGGGGGATTCTTCTGCTACGAGAGGCTCCGCCACAGGCAATTCCTCGGTCACAGGTAGCGCCTCGCCCACGGGTTCCGGTGCAGGCTCGGGGGCAGGCTCGGGCGTAGCGCTGGCAGTGCCAAGCAGCTCGTCTACAGCGTCCATCGGGTTGTCTTCGTCCATTCTCCTATCTCCTACATCCTCTCTTCCAGTTGCGCGGCGATCATCTGGCGCTTCTGGTCTAGCTCTCGCTTCTTGCGGAGCGCTTCGACTGCCTTACTGGCAGCAGGGCTGGCCATGAGGCCAAAGATCATCTCCTGGGTATCAGGATCAGCGGGGTCGCCCAGAAGTCCCGCAGCCGCCCAGTCTTGAATCGCGGAGTCCTGAGCCTCGGGAGTGCTCGGGGTCAGGCTTCCCTTCACGACTCGAACCACGGCGCTCCCACCCGCTGTGAGAGCCCCCAGACGAGAGACACTGATCCGTCCTTCTTCCGGGTTCTTGGTATCGTCGAGCCCCCAGGCGCGGGGCTCACGCACATACTTGCCCAAGATCACGCCACGGCGACGCGCACGCTCCTCGATAAAGCGCTCCAGGCGGGCGGAAAACGGGGCGTTCTGGGTGTTGTCGGCATCGAGCGCGATCCGCAGAGCGTAGCCAGAGGGTTTCTCCCCACCCATGTTCATGAGCTGGTTTACGTGGACACCTGCGATATCCGACATCTGGCGCTCCAGCACGGCCAGCGCTTCGGGCGTGTCCGAATGAACGGTGGGGGAGGCTGCAAGCTGACCCATGCTTTTCGTCCAGATCGTGACAAAGTTCCCACTCTCCTCGACCGGCGCTTGGAGCCTCTCCTCGATGTCCGCCCCGCTGCCGTCGTTAGGGTCGCGGAAGAACACGTATTTCCTGTTATTGCGCTCGGCTAGCCAGCGGCTCTGGAGTAGGTTATAGGAGAACTGGGGCTCGACCAGATCGCACACAATCCCCCGGTGGTAGCACGTCCCCACTTGCTCCTGGTACCCCAGGTGCAAGAGCGGGATCATGCCACAGGGTAGCTCGCCTTTGTAGAAGACATCGTTGCCACAGACCACAATCGTGCGCCCTTTGCGAAAGCGAGCGGTGGCTTTCTCGTACATAAAGAGCACCGTGGGGTTCTTGGTATCCTTGGCGGCCTGGCCGTTAGCTGCCCAGGGTGAAGTGAAGACCTCTTTGAGTGAGCGCCATAAGTTGGTCGCACCCAGCATGCCTGTCTCAGGAACGCGCCCATAGCGGCGCTCGACCTCGGCGAGGGGCATCTCAACGGCATGAATGACCCACTGGCAATCTTCCCACCGTGCGGCTCTGGGGTCGGCGTACACATCCCAGCCCGGTACGATCACCTCGACCAGATCACCCACGGGGCGCTCTTCGTAGCCGACAATCTCGCCTGTTTTGTCCCACTTGACCGGGACACTGGCTAATGCGGTCGGGTCCCAATACTGCAAGAGGAACGAATCGCCGACTGTCCAGGACAAGCGCGAGAGCCTCTGGAGCTGGGCGCGTGAGTCGAGCTTGGCGTTGTAGTGCTCCTCGGCGACGCGCAGCTCCTGGGCAGCTCTCTGGTCGAGGTCGCGCTTGGTCAGCGGCTGGATGAGTGCGCCAGGCTCCATCATGGTGAAGCGCGCAACAGCCATCGAGCCAAAGCCACGGATAAGGTTGGTAGGTCGCCAGAAGTCTAGGTCGTCTGGGTTGCGTCCATCCTCCAGGGTGCGAGTCGCCGCGTTATACTTCAGGTGTGAGTAGCCACGCTCCGCCGCAATGCACATTGCCCACTCGGGCTCTAAGTCTTGGCGGGCTTGCATGGCCAGCTCAAAGCGCTGGGTCACTAGCTCGATAAGTGCCTGATCGTCTTCTCCCGCGCTCTTGCTCACCTGCTGCACAGACGAAGCATCGGGCTCGCTCTCTGGATCGCTGGGATTCAGGAGCGGGGCAGGCTTGGAGCGAGAGAACGGCCAGTGCATGGGGATTACTCAGCCGCCGCCAGAAGCTCGACGATCAGAGGACGAAGTGCGGCCTGGTCGTTGGCGGAGAGGGAGCCGTTGGAGAAGATCGCCTCGTTCAAAAGGCGAGCTGCTGTCTTGAGCGTTGAGGGAGCGTGGTGCAGAGTATCGGCAAGTTTCTTGCGCAGATCTTCCGCTTCAGTCGCGAGAGAAATCTTTTCCGACCGCAGATCTTCGATGTCTTCAACAACACCACGAATAGGACCACGAATCTCACCAACTGCGGCAGCGTGCATCGAAGCGATTGTTTCACACGCGCCCTCGTAGGACTCCTTAAACTGACCAAGCCCAAGATCTAGCTCACTAATCTGAGATAGGAGCTTATCGTTCTCGTCGGTCAGGCGAACATTGGCCGCATTCGCCGCCGCTAGAAGCCCTTCAGGAGTCGTCGCTTCCGCCGCTTTATCTTTTTCAGTTGCCATAGTTTTTAGTCCAAGTACCTCGGCGCTATCGCCTGGGTCTTTGCTGCCTCTCGCCGTGCCAGTTGCCTTGCCTGCGTGTTTCGGAGCGCTAGGGTATCAAGGCTCTCGCGCAGGAGCTTCCAGAAGCCGGGCTGAACCTGACCACACCGCAGCAAGCGCAGCTCACTGGCCAGCCAAAGCAAGCCAAGAGCCACGATCCACAACGGTGCGGCCATGATCCAGAGAGAAGAGAGCCCCATATCTAAATATATGCTCCAAGTGCTGAGCGTCCGTGCTTCGAGTGGATGGGTATGAAAAAAGCCCCGTCCGTAGCGGGGTTATCCTAAAATTTCAATCGAAACTTGGGCCACCTGTCTTGTATTTAGCGACCGGCACATTGGCGAAGATCTTCTGAAGGGAAGTCTGGGGGTTTTCGCAGTCGCACAGAGGGTACGTCCGGTGCGACAAGACAATATCCTGAGGCGGGGTTATCCAATGTCCGCAGTTCGCGCATTTCTCCCCCATGACGCGCTGCGCATGCTTCTCTTTCTCGCTCACAGCAATCCCTCTTTCTCCAGCCACTTCTCAACGGCATCCCAGTTCACCATGTCCCGCTCTCCTGGCTCGCCTGGGAGCAGAGGACAGCCAAGGGCCGCATCGTCGATATAGAGGTTGGCGTATGCCTTCGGGCTCTGGCTCCAGTATTGGGATGGGTTTGAATTGACTCCATAGAGAGGAATGCTACGGACCGCAAACCATGCAGCAGCATCGGTGAGAACCTTGCGGTCTTCAGAATCGCTACGCATCGTCCAAAGAATGAGCTTGTGCCCATTGGCGACAAGACGCTTCAGAACCTGGACGGCTCCAGGAACGTCGCGCCCAACCTTCGGAAACTCATGGGTAACGCAAGTACCGTCGAAGTCAACAGCGATAATGATTTTGTTATTCATACTCTCTTTCCTTGCTCCCTCTGGAGCGTCAATTGATCCTTGCGCCTTTGGTCTTGCCCTTGAGCCAGCTCGGACGGTTGCGGTCATAGGCCAGCTTTTCGTCGAGCTGCTCAGGGCTTTTTGGCGGCGGTTGGATCGAGCGATGTAGCCCCATCCTCAGAGCATCGGCAGGGTGGTCTTCCTGCTTGGGAGCCTGCTCGATCTCCTCACGATCTATGGCATCCTCGTCGAGGCTATTTAACACTCGGATCAAGTGCTTGCACGTCGCCAGAATCCGAAAGCGGGGGAGCGCGTATTCCTCGCCATCACTCCGAATCTCCGTGCGGGTTGCATGTAAGAAACGCTTCACGGTGCGCCAGCCAGCCTTGCGGTCTTTGTCGCCCTTGACGGCTGGCAAGCCTCTCTCCCAGTAGACCTCAGCAGCATATTTGCCTACACCCGCTCTCCTGGGTGTGCTTGCGTCCTCGGGCGGGAAGGTGCTTGCCCAGTCCATGGGGAGGCTCTCAAAGCCGCCACGGGATTTCTCGTCAGGCCCTTGCCAGCGTGACAGCTCCCAGCGACCCTCACGATCTCGCACGGGCGAGGCAAGCCCCCACTTCTCCAGACACTCCAGAATGAGCTGGGCTTGCTCGTCGTCGCCCTTGCCCGCATCGTAGATCTCGTCCACCGCGTAAATATCGCCCAGGTGATCCTGCACCAGGAGCGCAAAGTAGAACGTCGGGCTCGTGGCGCTGGTGCCGTAGTCCACCGTGCCCCACCAGTTGCACCAGAGCCCGATGTGTAAGGGTAGAGACGCGATGACGTGCCATGGCTCTGCGTGGTAGGTAAAGTGGCCACGCTCCTCATCCCAGACGGGAAAGCGGTGCTCCTCCTCAAACTCGTCAAAGAACCTACCCTGGCGATCCAGGAATCCCGCCTCGATCTCTTGGTGGAACTCTGCGGTCGAGAGGTCTTTGCGCAGGCTCTCGATCTCACTGGGGGCGATATGAGGGTTAGATCTCGTGGGCATCTGCCAGCTCTTCCAGTCGGGATCATAGGTCTCGTCCTCAGGCTGTCCCTTGCGCCAGAGCCCATGGTAATCATCGCGACCTCGGGGAGTGGACGGGAACCATGCGCGACCTCGGTAGTCGGCCAGGGCGGGACGGATCGCCATGCGCCACGCGACCATGAGGTGCCGAGACTTAGCGGCCTCGTTGATGATCACGTCTTT